GAAATCAACGAATTTTATCAAGACGGTATTGCAATTATCGACGAATTCATAAGACGTAGAGGTGCATATTTTTCAAAGAAAAATACAGAATTGCTAGGTGTAGAAATACCTATCTTATGTCCTGTAGATGGTTCAGACAAAATCATGGTTATGGGTTTTGCAGATTTGGTAATGAAGGAAGGTGACAGAATAAAAATTATAGATATAAAGACATCTATGTTTGGTTGGAAGCCTAAGAAAAAGAAAAGCGAAGGTGACCAGTTACGGATATATAAAAAGTATTTTGCAAAACAATATGGTGTAAGCGAATCAGATATCGATGTAGAGTATTTTATCGTAAAACGTAAATTATACGAAAATCTTGACTTTCCACAAAAGCGAATACAGATATACAATCCACCAGCTGGCAAGCCTTCTATGAATAAAACTGCAAAAATTCTTAACGAGTTTGTAGAAAAGGCTTTTGTAAATGGCAAACGAAATCCAGATGCAGAATACCCTGCATACAAATCAGGTTGTACATATTGCCCATTCAAAAAGCGACATGACTTATGTAATCCAAAAATGAGAATGGCTATATGAAAATAGGTATAATAGGAAGTAGAGAATATCAAAACCACAGAAAAATAAAAGATACTATATTTTCATTAAAAAATAGATTTAATGATATTACAGTGGTTTCAGGAGGCTGTTTGGATGGAGCTGATAGATTTGCAAAAAAGTATGCTATAGAATTAGGCTGCAATTATATAGAGTTTAATCCGGCACATACACCTAAAAATTTATATTCAGCACTTCATGAAAATTACTATGGAAAGACATATCAACCTAAGAATTTTTTTCATAGAAATAAAATGATTGCAAAATATGTAGATTATTTAATAGCTTTTATACCAGAAGGCAAAAAAGCAAGCGGAAGCGAACACACTATAAGAGAGGCAAAAAAATTAGATAAAAAAGTCGTAATTATCTCATAATAAAAATATATAAGTATATATTTATATACGTATTTATTTACAAGGAGACAGTTATGAAACAAAAATTAACATCAGTAAAGGTTGACATAGATTGTTGGGATAATTTTAGAAAGCTTTCGATAGATGAAAAAATAACATTTAGAGAGTTGGTAAGAATATCACTATTAGAATTTATTAACAACAAAAGTTATAGAAAAACAATAAAGAAAAAGGTTACGCAATATGAAAAAGAAGATATTATTATTAAGCGATGATATAAGACTTAATTCCGGTGTAGGAACTATGTCAAGAGAAATCATTACAGGAACATTACACAAATATGATTGGGTACAAATTGCAGGTGCAATAAAACATCCTGAAGCAGGAAAAGGATTTTTAGATTTATCTGAAGACCCTAATTTTGTAGGTGATAAAAAAGACGCATATCTAAAAATATTACCAGTTGATGGATATGGAAATCCAGATGTATTAAGAGACCTAATCAAAATCGAAAGACCAGATGCTATTATGCATTTTACAGACCCAAGATTCTGGGGATGGCTATATGATATGGCACCAGAATTTAGAGCTGCAG